ATAAGCCAAGTATCACTGTTTATTATACAGATAGTGAGTTCCTGCAAATAGCACAGTGGATATGGGATAACTTTGATAGTGTCAGTGGTATTAGTTTGTTGCCTGTCAGTGACCATGTTTATCAGCAAGCCCCTTATGAGGACATAACCGCTGAGAAGTATGAGGAGTTACTAGCGGCTATGCCAGTGGATATTAAGTGGGAAGACTTAGAACACTTCGAGAAGGAAGATAATACTACAGGTTCGCAAGAACTGGCGTGTGTCGGAGGCGCGTGTGAAATAGCATAGGTAAAACTAAGGGGGCGTAATGCCCCCTTTTTTATTACTCTTCTTCTTCTTCTTCTTGGACTTTCTCTACTACCTTTTCAGCACCACCGCCTAATAAGTAATAGTAAGACCTACCCGCGATTGGAACTTTCTGAAGTGCTTTATTAAACGCCTCGTAATCATTCTCTTGTTCAAACAATACGTTGTTCATAGCTTCACCCATTGCATCGAGTATAGAAGGGGCGGCAGGGGTTAGCAGTTCCGTAACAAAAGTACCATACTGTCCCTGCGCTAGATACTTCTCTCTACTATATTTACTTAGGAATAGTATTTTAGATAGAGACTCATAGGTAACATCGTCTATGTCTCTAAGCGCATCAGGGTCAAAACCAGAACGTAGGAAGTTTCTTGCATTTTCAATACTTCCGTTAGTCATGCCTACCAGTAACGAATACTTAAGTGCTTCCTCAAACGCACCTGTTACGTCCCCTCTCTGTCCTCTCTTCACAATGTTCTGTCTAATTAGGTTTAACTGTTTAAGACCGAATGATTTAAGAGAGTACAATATTCTTCCGTTAGCCATCTCCAAGTACGCCTGTGGCATCTCAGATAAAGCAATGGGCTGTACGTCAGCTAGTTCATTCCACATCAACAGCTTAGTGTTGTCAGTCATACGCCCTGCCTGTAGGTCAGCAATTAAATCTGCTGTCTCATTCTCAAACACATCCCCATACTTCTTAGCAATAGCATCTGGATTTGTTTTTGCTAGTTTAGTATTCTTACGCCAAGACGCTTTAATGAAAGTGTCCTTACCTAGTTTATCAATCTTTCTAAAACCAGAATAAGTCAAAGCAAAATCGAGGAACTTGGTCATACCATTAAGGTTCTGTAGTTCAGCAGATACTTGGTTGACCAAACCTAAATCATCAGCAGTTATCTTGGCTCGTTTGTTTCCTGTAGCCAGTGCTTTAGCTGTGTTCATTACACCATTCAAATATAACGAAGAACCGATATCACCTAGCTGAATCAACGCAGAGTCGAACTGACCTAGTAACGCGGCATATTGCAAGTCTCGGACACTAGCCATTGTCTTGCCCATAGCCTTGTCAGCGGCTTCAAACCGAGCCTTAAGTAAAAGTCTCAGGTCATCCTGCTGTGCGTTAGTCAAGTCCTTACCACGTTTCTTCATGTCCAGAACGTGCTTCCCTATCGTGTTATTAATAGACTCGTCTAGTTCAATCTTACCTGCTTTGTTATACGCAACGGACTTACCAAAGAACTCATGTTTAGCTATCTCTCGTTCAGCCTTGTTGATGTATAACTGTAAAGCTGTGGGAGTGTCGTGATAATACTTCTGTAAGTGCTGTGGTATTTTACGTATTGTACGTGCAGACTCTAAGCGCTTCTTACCTGAAGGGGGTGCTTTACGTGTAATAGCTTGAGTGATAATGTCTGCCGCTATTTCATCATCTAACTCAGACCAATGACCTAAGCCTCTCTTAGTGGCTTCCCTCTGAAGAGCCTCGTCTATAATAGAATTAGTTTTCTTTCCAACAGCTAGACGTAAACCATCTAAGTCTTTAACGTAACGAGGCATATAGTTTGTTAGATAAGCCATCTTAATACCCGCTTTATTTGCTCTGATATGGATGTTATCTAACAGCTTATTTATGTTTCTCATTTCGTCTGCTAAGTTAAGTTCTTTTCCAGACTTAGTTTTAACTTTTAAATTACCAAAGTATTTCTTAGCTATGTTACTTGCCTTAAGAGTTTGACCGTTGTTTAACGCAAGTTCCATTTCATAATATTTGCTCTTCAAAGCTGAGTCTTTAGTCTTAAACGCTTTACCCATTAGGCTGTTAAAACCTTCAGCTTCCTTTATGCTATTAGCTAAGGCAATACTTGTTTTCATATCATGGTTGCGTACAGCACCTGCTAGTCTTTGGTCTACGTTACGTAGTACTTGAGACATAGGCGCACCTATGTAGTCCCAAGCCTTACCTATCTTAGTTGTAGAAGCCGCAGGGTTGTCTAGGTTAGCCATAATCTTAGCGGCATTCTCTTTACTTAAGTACGAAGGTCTTTTGTCTTTACTGGCATACTTAATAACATCTATTTTATTCTTAGCGTTAAGGCTTAAGTCTTTCTCTGCTAAAGCAACAGCCTGTTTGTTTGTCACTCCCTTACCGTTAGCTTGCTTAGTGTTAAACAGATGATAGGCTGTACGTTCTTGTAGTTTCTCTGCTATCTTGTCAGCAGTTGCTTGAGAACCTCTGGTTGCTTTAGTGTTGTTTACTAAGTTAAGTACTTTCTTACCACCCTTCTCTACAGTCTTAAGAGGCGCACGTACTGCTGTCTTATACGCTAAGCCTGCTGTTTGTAAAGGAGCGAAAGCGGCAGTGAATAAACCACCATAAAGGGCTGACTCAGCTAACCTCTCTGCATCAATGTCGTCTTGAACCATCTGTCTACTACCTTCAGTGGCTAAACCGTAGCCAGTACCTGCTAAAAGCAAAGGCACAGTACCAACACTACTAGCGGCTATAACAGGTATTAACAAAGGGTCAGCTACCTCAGACAATATAGTAGCTGTAGCCCTCATTGTATCGTCTTCACCCGCTATATCTAAAACATCAGCAGTTACTTCATAGGCTTCTCTAGCCGCTAATTCTTTATTCTGTAAAAGAATATCCTCTCTGAGTTCTGGTTTCATGTCTAAGAACTCTTGACCAGTAATGCCTTGATTACGTAAGGCATTGTCATAGTAAGTCTCAGCGGAAACTTGTTCCAATCTACCTGTGTCAGCGTTTCTCATCATCTTGTAGCGAGCAGGACTATAAGCCTCCGCTGTTAACAACAAGCGACCCGCTGTGTTTCCTGCTCGTTTAAACTGATAGCCTAACTCTTCAGCGCGTGTGGTTTCCCCTACACCTTCAACAGTTTTCTTTTCACCGAACTCAGTAAAGCCCATGTATCTTAAAAAATCAGTAGTGTTTTGAACCATCTGCTGTGTTAAAGCACCACCACCTGCCGCCATAGGATTAACGGATACAGGAGGGGCTTCAAGTCTTTCTTGTTCCTTTTGTTTTACTTCTTCAGGAACTACGTCTTTATATAATTCAACACCTTCAGGCGGTTTCGTAGCCTCTGCTCTGGCTAAACGTAGAGCGTCAGCAAACACACGAGCATCCTCAGTGTTGCCTAAAGAATCGGCTTTAACAAACGCTGACTCTAATTCTGCAATATTAGCTTGTGACATCGAAAGTACCTTTATTCTGGTGGGTTAGAACTATATTTAGGGTCGTTAAGTAATTTATTTGCCGTATCCCTTACATCCTCTACCTCTTTTGCTTTTCTTTCTTCAGTAGATAGTAGCTCAGACTCACCAAACTCAAATAAACCTTTTTCAGTCAGATTATCTGTGTACATTTTTTTAATAGCTATTCTTTTAGCTACGGATGAATCTATACCGTCATCGTTTACTAATCTATCCACTTCCTCAGCAATCTCAGTGGCTATGTTTCTTTTCTTATTAACACTCAAGTCTTTCCAAGCCTCATTCCAGTCCGTAGAGAATGCACCGAAAAACCCACCCTCTTCGCCTTTAGCCTCTGAACCTGCTGTTTCCAACAACATCTCTATTTCTTTAACGTCAGACTTTGTAGGGTCTCCTCCCTTTTTAGGCTTCTTATCTATAAAAGTTTTTAAATCACCTAAGTCTTTAATAACACCTGTATCTACTAAGTCACCATACTGACTACCATACGTATCCACTACGTATTTCTTCATTGCACTTCTTTGCTCTCCTTGTGCTTCAGCTTGTCGCAAAGTACCCAATGTCTGTAAAGAACCCTCTAGGTCGCCAGTCATGCGTTGTATCTCAGCAAGTCTTGTCAAACCTTCAGGTGTTTCTAGGTTTAACTGTTGTAGTTCTTCTCCTAGTTGTTCCTCTGGAGTAAGACCTATTAGTTCTCGTCTAAGAAGATTACCACCCTCAGTAAAAAGACCTGCGGCTTCATCACCCGCTTTAAGTGCTTCAGACGTAAGTAACTCCATACCAGTTAGTCTTGCTCTGGGGTCAACAGTTGGCTGTTGTGCGGGTTCTGTAAACAAACCCTGAGTTAGTAATTCTTGTATATTTGTTGTAGCCATTGTTTAATCCTCTATTAATAGATACCGACACTAGGGGTTATAGGCGCATTACCAGTAGGAGCAGGTGGTCTATTCCCATACGCGCTTATTCCACCAGTTACTAGATTTGTCAAAGCAGTAATCCCTGCATTACGTCTTGCCAAGTCCATACCTGCGGCTTGGAATTGACCTTTAGTTAACGTACCTAAACCACCTGCGGCAAACTGACCAAACATCCCTGCACCTGCTTCACGCCCTGACTGTGCTAGTGCCGCACCTTTAAGACCTAACTCTGTAGGAGCAAGTAGTTGTTGCTGTGGTACATAACCCAAGTTCATTAAACCAGACGCTCTGTTAAACAAAGACTGTTGCTCTGTTAATGCTTGCTGACGTGCCGCTAGGTTTGCTCTACCCATAGCCTCTTGTTGTGCCGCGGCTTGTGCTAACATTTCTGGAGTAGCACCTCCGTATGCATCAGAACTTAAGCCTAAGCGACCTTGAGACAACATACGTTCCTCTAAGGCTAGAGCCTGACGTTGTTCTTCAGGACGCTGTGTGGCTCTCATTTGTTCAAACAACTCAGCCTGTGCAACAGCGGGGTCTTGTTCGGCTTGTTGGAATAAACCAGTAGCTTGTCCGAACAACATATCCTGTATGTATTGTTGCTCAGGACTTAACGTAGTTTCTATGCCACCACCTGCTCCTACACCGACACCGCCCAAACCCGTTGTTATAGAAAAAGGTTGAAAAGCTGATGCTTCTTGAACTTCTCTACCGAAACCTAGTGATTTGTCATATCCCATTTGAGCAATTCTTCTTGTTTCAGCGGCGGCGGCTTTAGCGGCTTTACGTTTCTTACTAGCTCCGAAAAGGCTAACCCCTATTGCTAACGCAGTTGACAATCCCATTATTTACTCTCCCGTGTGTTCTTTACACCTGTTTGTGATAATTCTATAGTTTGTTTCATGTCTTTATTCCTCTTTAGGCTAGTGTATCACGTTTCCACATGTAAACACCATAGGAAGCCTGTTGAACATTAAAGGCAGTACCGCTACCAACATCAGAAGTTCTACCGCAATTTGCTCTACCACCAGTAGCGTGACCTAAGTCGTATTCAAAGTTTGCGTTCTCTAACCCTCCGCTTCCATATATATTCCTTAAATTTGCCAGAGTATGTGATGAGGTAGACACACGAGTGCTTGAGGACAATTCGTTCCGCATTATCATGTGGTCGTGTGCGGGCAGATTTGCTTCACTAATGATGCGACCATTTTCGTGTAAGTAACTACCTACATTTGCTCCAGTAGCAGTCTGTAAAACACGAGCATCATTTATCGCAGTCCAAGTACCGCCATATAAAGTAGCAGGACTTGTGCTACTTGTAGAAATATAAAGAGAACCCACTGGATATATTTCATTAAGCAAGGCTGTTTTAATAGCACCCATTAAAGTACCCGATGCTGTAATGTTGCCAACAACGTCTAATTCTTGAGCAGGGGTTGCGTTGTTAATACCTACTTTGTTTTGAGAGGCATCTGCAAAAAGCGTATTGGTATCTACAATTAAATCATTAGAAACAATAGCGTTAGAGTTCATAGTCACAATGCCGTTGGCAACTACAGTATCAGAAAAAATAACTCCACCAGTAAATGTGTCACCTGCTGAGTTAGCTTTACTATTTACTGCCGATTGAATATTTGTAAATTCAGTTGTGAACTCAGAGCCTTTAATTACCTTACCCGCGTTACCTGAAGGAAGACTATCTTTTGCTCCAAAGTTCGTTGTTATAGTATAATCAGTCATTTAAATTAATCTCCCTAGTAGAGCGTGTACATCTATTTGTTGTATTGAATAAGGTGCGCCATTGATAGTAGCTTCGATACCTATGGTTACTACAGTACCACTACCGTTGGTATTAATTGCAGGACGTTGTACGTCAACACCGCCAGTAAATTTAGAGGCAACATAAGCAGTGTCTACAGTATCTTCCTCAACCCAAGCTAAACCACTCCAGTAGTATAGTTTACTGTCCGTTGTGTTGTAGTATAAAGCATTTACTTCGGTAGTTGTAGGTGCGGAACTAAACGCCCCTAAGTACGTGCCAGTACTGCTAGGAGCAATCAGCGTTGTTGTGTTATCACCAAACTGTCCTGCATTAAACTCAGAAGTATCTGTATCTATTTTTCCAGTGCTGAATACTGTCTTATTAAAAGTATCCGCGTAGTCATATCCCCAAGCTAATGTAGTTTGAGAGGCTACGTTACCGATAACTGTAATGTTAAACTTCTTAAGAAACTTAAGGTTAGTAGAGTTACCGAAACTAAGTGGATTACTATAATAAATCATTTCATAAGTAGAGCCGTTATCTGTATAATCTCCGTATTCAAATATACCGTCTTCTCTACCAAAGTAAATCTTACCGTCTTGAAGCAATGCCATGCTCCGTGGGTTTATAGTACTCCATGTAGTTACTCTGTTAGAACCATCAGGTAACTGACCTCGCATATCAAAACAATAAACAGTCTGACTGTCCTGTAAAGATAATAAATAAAATGCCTCATCTGCACTGTATATAGACTTAATAGGGTTGGACTGTGCTTTCACTAATTCAGTTAACTCAGTGCGGACATTGTTACTTATGTCACGCATAGGCATTGACTTTTCTTGTATAGTCCTACCAAAGCTACGTACACCGTCTTCAGATAAGAATATAATGTCAGTACCTGTGTTCTGTACAGAGTCTCTAGCAATACATCCGACACCCTCTACAGTGTCCGCTAGTTGCATCGTAGCAGGGCTTTCAGCACCAGAGTACACAATAATTGAACGCTTGCAGAAAATAATTAGAAAGCCGTTGTGTGCCGCTAATGCTACAATCTCATCGTGACCCGTGGGGAATACTGTAGTTAAATCTAAAGAACCTGCTGAACCACCTGACCATTTATGTCCTTGCAGTGTGTCGCTCCAGTAAACAGTCTTAGTATTGCCTGATACATCAGCCGCCCATAGCCTACCGTATGCGCCTATAACTTCGTTAGCTTGAGGATAAAAAGTACTAGGTGTTGCTTCAGCATAAGCACTGTGTTTGCTTAGAACAGCAGAACCGCCTGCGTCTGTAAAAATTAAAGGCTCATGGTCTCTTTGATAAAAATATGTATGATTATTAAAACTAACAATCTTCCAGTTGTTAGCTGTTGGTGTATAACCTACAGGTGTTATGTCAGATGAAAAGTCAAGACCTTCATATATTTTATTGTCAACAGCTGAGAATATACGTTTATTACCACTAGCATCTAAAGACTCATATACTGCTTCTACACCGCGACTGTTTGAAGCAAAGGAAACATTAGAGGATTTTTCTCTGTAGCCTTTACGCGCGCCTATACGTCCGTATTCATCAATAACACAGTTACTAGCCGTAGCCGCAAAGGACTGGTCAAGAGATACAGGCGAATCCTGACTGTTTATGCCCGCAAATCCTGGGGCTTGTACTGTAATGTTCTGTAATTGTTGTGCCATTAGCAAGGTGTCCATACAGTTTCAGAAGGGAATCTAGCGGCATCAAACGCTACTGCATCTGCTAACGTAGTGTCCGCTAGGGCATATAGTTCCTGTGCTGAAGTACCACCTGTCTCTCCACGTTCACGGGCGGCTAAAGCTACTGCATATTGAATCACTGGTGTTGAAGGTACAACTAGTTTATCTGTGTCAAGAGTAAATGGGTCGTCTCTATCAACAATGTTAAATCGTAATGTATAGGCTTGGTCTGGCTTAGGGTATAAATCAACTAAAGCATTGCCGTTGTTGTCCACACCATTCCAAGAGTAATACTCAGGTGAACCCTTAACAGGCTCTTGCACTAAGTATGCGTTATTCATCCAAGAGGAACTAGCGGGACGCATAAACAAGTTAGACGTATCATTAATAACGTCTAGTATTTTAAAGGAGTTGTTAGTACCCGTCATGCTGTAGCTGAATACATCATCAGTAGTAGTTACTGTTATTGTCTTACGAAGTGCTGACCAATCCCAAGCATCCTCAACAGTACGTCTAGCATCGTTAACGAACTCACCTATTAGTTTTACATAGGAATCCGTTGAGTTTTCAATGCTATCCGTTTCATTCTCCCGCATCCTACGTAGTACACTATTTACTAGTTGTAAGTAAGTCATTATCCATACCTTCTTAAGTTCATCATTTGTTTCTCTGTACGCCTTTGGCTTTCTCGACAGTTCTCATAGCACCTAAACCAAGCATACCCATCAGTACTGGCATCATAGTTGACACATCTAGTACAGGGATTTCAATGGTAGAATCGGTAAGAGCAAGCGCAAAATTTGCCATCGGGATAAGAATGTACTGACTCGCAAGTCCAATACAACAAGTCCAACCAACAGCAGGTCTCCAACCCGATACAAATAGGCTTCGGTGTGCCGCTTCTGTCTTATTAACTTCAAGTTGCGCTTTCGAAAGTTCCTGCGCGTGTTTTTCAGCCATTGTCGAAAGTTCAAACGCGATAGCATTCTTCTTGTCTTTATCCTCTATGAATTTGTCAAGTAGTCCCGTTACTGGTCCGATAAGTTGCTGTAACATAGTTTACCTCTGTAAGGGACTTGAGTTAAGGTAGTCCATACCCTTCCACAAATCCTCGACTTCTTTAGTTAATGTTTTGAACTTTACTTCTGTATCGCCAATGTCGTTGATAATAATCTCTGCTGTAGCAACCGTAGCTTTCATAGCCTCTATCTCGTTAGATAGCGTAGAAACGTCTGTATTCAATTCTAAGAGCTTTTCTTGCTGACTTAGTAGTGTCTCAAGCCTTGTGCCTAAAGTCGCTAGATTCTC